ACATTCCACGAACTCAAGAACAATTACGGCTATTTTACCATCCAGATTCACGAGGGTCAAATGACCACGGATTTGACAGACTTACCGAAGCGAGCCCGCTTGAGAGTTCAATGCTTTGAAACGATTGCCTCGGAAGTCAAGGCGATTGTGTCGGATATACGAGCTAAATCCGATGTCGCGGAAATCTCCTATGTTCGTATGGATCAGGCAACCGACAAGAAAGACTTGATTCCCATCTGTAAAGATATCCTTCTCAGTGATTTGACTAACGTAGAATATCAAGGGAAACTGATTACGGAGTTTCTGGAGAAGAAGCTTGAGATAACGAACCAGACAAAAATTGATGACATTCTCAAGGTCAATCGCGAAACGAATCTCCTGATCAAGCGAGACGAGTTCGCTCGTAATCTCAAGTGGAAACCGATTCGCTTTGAGTTTGACAATATGTTTTCGTACGGCGAAGGGAACGTACTCGATTTTACGCAAGCAAGTGGAGTGTATGGTATTTTTGGGCCGAACAAGTCAGGTAAGTCCTGTTTATTGTCGGCGATGACATTCTGTTTGTTTGACAAGTTCGATAGAGGGTTCAAGGGCATTCACGTCCGCAACGTAGAGAAATCGGGGTTTCGTTGCAAGTTTGAGCTTGAGATTGCCGGTGTTCGTTATTTCATTGAACGTATCGGTGAGACGACGCGGGCGGGGAACGTGAAGGTTGGAGTAAGGTTCTGGCGAGTTATCAATGGCATGGAAGAAGAACTTCATGGCAACGCTCGTCGGGATACGAATGAAGTCATTCGCGATTACATCGGGACATATGAAGATTTTGTGCTAACTACGTTGTCAGTTCAAACCGCCAAGAACAACATATCGTTCATCGATATGGGGAACACCGAGCGAAAAGATTTGCTCGTTCAGTTCATTGGGCTTAATGTTTTTGACCGCTTGAGTGAAGCGGCATCTGAGCGGAACAAAGAACTCAATGCCTTACTCAAAATTCACAAGGACAAGAACTATGCCTATGATAGGAGCCAGTTTGAGAATGCCTTGATTCAGGCTGAATCGTTCTTCACTGAAGAGAATGCTATCGTAGAAAATTTGCGAAAGCAAATGACTGACGTGAATGAGCAGGTTGTCAAAGAATCGGCTAATCTGATCCGACTTGATGATAATGTTCCAACTAATTTGGCATCACTGGATTCACACAAAACTGCGGCGGAAACCGCCGTTCGCCAAAAGAAACAATCCATTGACACCTGCCAAACGTCCATCCAAACGCTAGAAGCCCAGATCGCTGAGTTTGATCGACAGATTGGAGACATTGAGGCGTCAGATCTTGTGGAGAGCCACAAAACCTATCTCACTATCTCCAACCGAATCGCCGAAGTCAAGCAGCAGAGAGAACTTAAGCGAGTGGAAGTGCGAGAAAAACTGGATAAAGTAGAGAGGCTCAAAAATCATAAATATGACCCCAACTGCAAATTTTGTATTGATAATGATTTCGTCAGGGACGCAACCAAAGCTAAAATCGAGTTGGTAAAAGACAAGAAGGAAACCGACAAAATCGTTACTACGTTGGATGCTCTTCAAACTGAATTTGAAAAATACAAATGGGTCGAACAAGCGTATGAACGATATACCAAACTTCTTACCGACCGTAGTAAAGTCAAGGATGAATTGTCGAGGTGGAGCCAGAAGTTTATCATCGCCCGCAATGAGTTGGAAAAGTTGGACATAAACTTGAAGAAGGAGACCCATCAAGTTGAGTTGTATCATCGCAACGAAGTGTCGGTTCAACACAACGAAAAAATCAACACAAACGTCTCGGCGTTCCGAACGGCTTATACCAAACTAGACGTGGAGTTCCAGAAACGCAATCGAACTCTGATGGACATCAATGGCAAAATCCAAACGTTCAAGGCCAAGATTAAGGAATTGACGGATACCATAGAAGAGTTGAAGAAACTTGAGTATGAGTTCGATCTCTATCAGAACTATATGACGGCGGTTGGTCGGGATGGTATCCCCTACCAAGTTATCTGCAATACGGTGCCTGAGATTGAAAGTGAAGTCAACTCCATTCTCAGCCAAGTGGTGGAATATACCATTGAGTTTGAGACCGATGGAAAGAACGTGGTTCCCTACATTGTGTATGACCAGCGAAAATGGCCCATTGAAATGTCTTCGGGGTTTGAAAGATTTGTAGCGTCGATCGCTATCCGCGTAGCTCTGACGAATATTTCTAACTTGCCCAAGACTACGTTTTTGGCCCTCGATGAAGGTTTTGGAACCTTGGACGGAGACAATCTTGCGTCTATGTTCACGCTCTTCTCTTTCTTGAAGGGCAACTTTGACTTTATCCTTGTGGTCTCTCACATTGATGCTCTCAAAGATGCGGTGGACAAACAGATTGAAATTAAGGTAGATGGAAATTTCAGCAAAGTAGTATTCGAGTGAAAAAGTTGATTATGAACGAAGAAGATATTATAACCTTTCGAAGATCGTTGATGGGGAACGTTAACGAGGATGGAAGCCTCATTGATTATTCTGTTGTTGAAGAAACTCCCGAAGAATTGGATGACGTGCAAGATGACGATGCTCCAGTACATGATTCAAACATAGATATAATAAGTAATGTAATCAAAGTCGTGTACACCACACGGTACCGAGACATTATTACGGAACGTGCTCGACTTTGTTGTGAAGCTCTTTTGGCGGAACCATACGATGACGGTATGAGTTTGCAAGAATATCGTGCTTCGGTCGGAAGTAATCATCTGGGTTCCATAAATAGTGGGCTTTCTATCGGAATTTGTGGCAAAATTTCGCAACAATTGAAACGGGATAGGCTCCCATACATAACACGAGATGGTGACCGAGTAGATTGGCAAATTGGAGGGGGGATCGGGGTAACGGGGGATTCAAAAATGGCTCTGGCTAGTAAATGTACTCTTGATTGTTTCACTGGAAATGGTTCATCCAATAAAGAAGGATACTACTGGCTCAATGGTATCAAATTAGACGATACAGTACCGATGAAAGAAACAACAGTTACCCATATGTACGGTGGAGTAATAGCGGTACGATATGTTAGTAATTTGCGGTCCAAAGGAAAATCGGATAGAAGCAGTATCAAAATCAAGACCATTGTACAACATCGTTTATGTAACTTGTATGGGAGCGTGAAAAGTTTTAGTAAAAATCGTTCCAACAAGTGGCTTCAGTTCCGATTATTTCCAATCTATGATACTATAAGCGATGACCTTTTTCCCAAGGAAACAGAATGAGCACATTAAAATTGAACACGATTTATCAAGAAAACTGTCTCGATACGATGAAACGGATGGACGCCGACTTCATTGATCTGGTCGTCACGTCTCCTCCCTATGATGGATTGCGAACGTACAATGATTATTCGTTTGATTTCGAGCCCATTGCCAGAGAACTCTATCGGGTGATGAAACCCGGCGGCATTATTGTGTGGGTTGTTGGTGATTCTATCATAAAGGGGTCGGAGAGTCTTACTTCAATGAAGCAAGCTATCTATTTCAAGGAGCAATGTGGCTTCAATGTCCACGACACGATGATTTACAAGAAGACGGGAATGCGGTTTCCTGAAAAGAAACGATACGCCCAGATCTTCGAGTACATGTTCATTATTTCCAAAGGTATTCCATCAAAAGTTCATATCATCACTGATCGACCAAATCGTTGGGCTGGCTATACCAACTGGGGTGGAAACTCTGTTCGCCTAAAGAATGGCAAACTTAAAGAAGCCAAAGACTGCAAGCGCTACAAGAAGTATGGAGCCAGAACGAACATTTGGGAATACAGCAATGGATTTGGGTTTGGTACCAAGGATAAAGACTCTTACGAGCATCCGGCAATGTTTCCAGAACAAATGGTGGAAGACCATATCATCAGTTGGACAGACGAGAGTGATATCGTGTATGACCCGTTCATGGGATCTGGAACGGTTGCCAAGATGGCCATTCTCACTAATCGCAACTACATCGGGAGTGAGATTAGTGTAGAATACGTAAACGGAGCTTTACAACGCATTGAGAACCTCGACCTTCTGCGCGGAAATCGTCTTCCTATTCTCAAAATTGAAGAGGCCAAGCGTCAAGCCGAAGAAGAAGAACACATAAAAAATGTGGAAGAGAAGGTCAAATCTACGACGAAAGGCAAATGGCAACCCAACCAACCATCCAAAAAAAGTAAGCCTGATTTCGTGCTTACCGAGGATGGCCAAGCCTTTCACGATTCTCTCGTCGGTACAGAAACCGAGTAGATTTGTTGAGTCGGTTTGATATGTATTGGAGGGTTATTATATACCCTACCAGTACATATGGCTCAACTCTTATCCAACTTCGGCAAACAAGGTGTCCGTCTCGGTCTGCTTACCAAAAAAGCAGATATTGAGGATACCGAGTTTCTCTCCAAGTACTTCGTCATTGCTGAGTTCACCTCGGTTTTCACAGCAGGTCGTAATCCAGTTGCTTTTAACGGTTCTGCTTTTCTCAAAGATAGTTCCGAAGTCCAAGTAGAATGTTTGGACTCCGCCGGAAACTCTCTTTTCATCGAACAAGCCAAGGCGACCGATTCCCAGTTTTCCGACGTATCCAAGTTTGTTGTCTCTGTTCACGTCTATGATGAAATCTACAACGGAGCCGGTAAACTGATTTTGGTCGGGACTACCAAGAAGAACGAAACAGTACGTTGGATTGGTAATATCACCATTGACAAAACCATTTCCAATGCGTCGAAGGTAAGATTCTACACTAGTCCAATGCTTGAAGTTCGTCCTTTGCTTTATCCAGTTGTCGATACAACTTTGGCCAAGGACGAGTACCCGCCGTCGCTTCCACGGGCGGCATCAGCCACGGCAATCATTACCACTTTCGTAGTAAATATTATCCTTGATGATGGTGGTATTGGCTATACATCTACCCCCACCGTCAATTTTAGTCGTGGAACGGCCACTGCAACGGCAATAATCGACACAACTACTCAGAAGGTAGTTTCTATCACTTTGCTGACCGGAGGATCTGGTTATAGCTCAACCCCGACAATTTCTATTGATGGAGGCGGTGGAACCGGAGCAAAAGCGACGGCAGTTTTGTCGTCTAAAGTATCCACCGTCAAGGTAACCGATGCAGGGAGCGGGTACACACTCGTCCCCGATGTTACGTTTCTTGGAGTCGGTGCTGGAGCCAGAGCTACGGCAACTTTGAACTCCAACGGGGGCGTTGCGTCGGTGACTGTTAATGCAGGAGGTTCTGGCTATACCACGGCTCCACAAGTTACTTTTACTGCTCCGCAAGAAGCACCCACCCCTGATCTCAACGTTACCGCTTCCCTTACTTGTAACTTTAGCGCTTATGCTGTCGAACCGAAGAAAGACACGAATAGGTTTAGCATCGATAAGAAAAGAGTCACGGTTGATTACAGATTGGTCGCGTCTGGCCTTGATGCTACTTTTCTAGAGCCATCCATCAATCCAACGGGGTCATTCAATAGCCAAATGGAAGGAAAATCCATTGCACTGAATATCACCAAGATTCAAACTCCTCTTTCAACAAAAGAACAAGCGGTCAACATAAGTCAAACCTTTACCATCAAAAAAGTTGTCGATAGCAAAACGATTATTCTGAGTGATGCGTTCTATCATCAAGTCGGTAAAGACTATTTGATTACCAACGTTGTTCAAGGTAATTGCCAAGTAAATTACAATTTTGTCAAGTACAACACGAACCCTGAATCCAATCTTACGTATCAACCGTCGCCCAACGTTACTCCTGTCATTGTCAAAAAATCTTATGCGGAAGTTGTCTATCGCAATCTGAAGACATTTTCAGGGTTTGTAGCGCGGCATAAACTGTATGCTAAAAGTTTGTTCCATCCCGGTGATTTTCAGTTGATTTCAGACGAACCTTTGAAAGCCGTGGAACTTTTCACGGATCAGGTTACCCTCAATAAGGCGTATGATCAGATTGGCAAGTTTTATCATCAACTTCACATTGATAAGTATTGGTTCAGCAATTCTTCCAATTTGACCTTGATTGCTCAATCTTCTCCCATCAATGCTATGAAGATTGCGGGTAGCAATGGTTCTTCTGGCGTGAACGGAAATGATTATGTAATCGCGAAGGTTGATACCATCGCTGGTCGCAATGACAACATCTACTATCCATACGACTCGGGCGAATACAATCGGTTGTCGGGAAGTTCTTATAACTCAAACTTCATCGGCCTCAAAAAGGATTCTCTGTATGTCTTCACGGCGAACGTTATCATGGAAAAGGAACAAAATGATCCGGCTAGTGTTTCGTTCTACTTTACCAGTTCCATAGCTAGCATTCGCAAAGAAGTCAACTTCGATCCTTCATACGGACTTTGGTTGGGAACCGTGGCGACAGAAGACAAAACAAACAAGAAGTTCTTCAGTCAACCCCAAACGATATACTTTACTCCGACCACAGATTACTATGGAACACTGGTTATCGTGCCTTATCAATGCAATGCCATCTTAACAGATGTTTCATTGAAAGTTTACGGAGACCATGGGTTTTCTCCAGATCTTTTGTTCATCAATATTCCATTTGATATAAACCTGAAAAATGAGATGTTTGATTTGAAGGCGGAACTCTTTGATATCAACTCCAATCTCATTATCTCAGACCTGAAGACAACGCAAACTTTCGATCTTTTGGGAGAAAGTTTGACTGGCGCGACAACAACGGGAAATGTTATTGGTATTTCAAGTATAAATGAAACCGGAGGTAGCGGAGCTAAATTGGGCGTAGCAGTAAGTGCTGATTTAACAGTGCAACACGACCTGTACTTGTCGAATATGGATGTCATCGAAGAAGGCGATCCCACCCGTTTCGTAGGATGGTATGTGCCCCAAGGAGGCAAAACTAAGTCGGGCAAACTTTGCTATACCAAAGTTTCTAAGCTTCTTATAGATGCGGGCGACTACATATCCTTGTCAACGGTTGAGAATGACGCCGAGACGACTGTTAGAGCCCTTGCAATCAAATACAGCGGAGCAAGCGATATTGGTCGTAGGATTTTCGTCGATACTAACAGCGTCAAGACCAACTGGCCGTAAGAGACTTTTTTATATTTACGATTGATACGTAGATATTTATGTATGTATAAGTTATGAAAAGATGCCAAAATAAATCAAATATTTCGATGGTCCGTGATTATCTTTCAGGAGAAAGACCATTTGTTCAAGTGGGGTATGTTCCTTCTGAAATAAAAAGAAACGTAAGAGACACATGGACTGATAGTAAAGGAATAACTTGGATACAAAAAAATGGATACAAGGCTCGCCTCAATAAACAAGCTGATATTATACATAAAGCATTGGGACAAAATTGCAATGTTTGTAAAAGAAATGTAAAGTGGGGAACCAATTTTGATCGATTATTCTTTATCAAGACAGGCATGTGCCAAGATTGTTTGATTGATTATGAACACAAAATTCGTTTGATTGGAGCTTATCCATTGTATGAGAAATGCAAGGTTTTTTCTAACCAGATTGGGTATTTGAAAGATATCAAAGCAAAATTACTTGAAACCATTGACTATTTTAGCAACAGTGATGGGTCCATTGAAATCCTCTGTAATTCAGAAGGATTCCGTGAAAAATTTCATGGAACGAATAAAGAGCAGATTCTCGCAGATGCCAAACGGGATTTGAAGGATTGCAACAAGTGGTTACGAGTATTGACAAAAGAAAAGAATGATGCCAAGAGAGAACTCAAGAAAAAGGCTTCCGAGTTCAAATTGGAAATATATGTCTAACCAACCTCAGATTTCGTATCAAGAACTAATCAAACAAGAGTATAAGAAGTGCATGGCATCGCCGGTGTATTTCATGAAGAAGTACGTGAAGATCCAGCACCCAATGCGAGGGACTATCTATTTTGACCTATATCCTTTCCAAGAGGATGCTCTTCAATCGTTCCATGATTTCAACTTCAACATCATCCTAAAGTCCCGCCAAATGGGGATTTCAACGCTGGTCGCGTCGTATTCATTATGGATAATGATTTTCAACAAGGATAAGAACATCCTGATCATTTCTTTGAAGCAAGAGGTTGCCAAGGAAATTATCACCAAAGTCAGATTTGCGAATGACAACCTTCCGCCTTGGCTCAAAGTCAAGTGTGAAGAGGATAATCGTCTATCGCTCAAGCTTGCCAACGGGTCGCATATTCGTGCCACATCGACGACTAAAAAGTCAGGTGTGTCGTTGGCACTTTCTCTCCTCATTATTGATGAGGCGGCGTTGATCGATGATGCTGAAGAATTGTGGACTTCTGCTCAACCAACGCTCTCCACGGGTGGACGTGCTATCATTCTATCAACCCCTCGTGGTGTAGGAAACTGGTTCCATCGAATGTGGCAAGGAGCCGAGGAAAACAATGATGGTAAGATTGGCAAGAATGGGTTTCACCCCATCACGATGCACTGGATACTTCACCCCGAACGAAATGAAGAATGGAGACGTATCGAGGGTGAGAAGATTGGAAACCCAAAAAAGGCTGCTCAAGAATTTGACTGTAACTTCTTGGCCTCTGGTGAAAACGTAGTTGATTTGAATATTGTGGAGTGGTTCAAGAAAACCCGACAACGAGATCCCTCCGACGTTAGGGGCATTGACCACGGATTGTGGGTGTGGCAGTATCCCGACTATTCCCGCTCTTACATTGTTTGCGCTGATGTGGCCCGTGGCGATGGAGCCGACTTTTCGGCTTGTCATGTACTGGATATAGTATCTTTGGAACAATGTGCAGAATACAAGGGGTCTCTGGGAACCAAAGACTTCGGCAATTTCCTTGTGGGGCTTGCAACTGAATACAACAATGCATTACTTATCATTGAACGTGAAAGCATCGGATGGGCCGCGATTCAGCCCGCCATTGACAGAAATTACCCCAATCTCTTCTTTAGTTCCGTCGAACTGAAATACCTTGATGTTCAACGTCAGTTGGGCAACAAATATGATTCCGATGATCGCAAGTTAGTGCCGGGGTTTAGTACTAATATCAAAACCCGCCCACTGGTCATTTCTCATTTGGAGCAATATTGCCGCGAGGAGTTCAAGTGTGGCGCTGGCATCAAAATCTATTCTAAGCGAACCCTTGCCGAGTTGGATACTTTCATTTGGAAGAATGGCAAAGCACAAGCCATTGAACCGTACAATGATGATTTGGTGATGGCACTCGGAATTGGACTTTGGGTGAGAGATACTGCTCTACGTCTGCGGCAGGAAGGCATCGATCTAACTCGATCCACACTGAGTCATATGGACATGAAGAAGAGTGAAATCCAACCCTATTACAAATCCAGAGCCGCTGAACTTGGCCATAAATCATGGTCAATGCCAACTCGTGCTCCGGGCTTCGGCCAGAAGAGTGAGGAGGATCTCCGGTGGCTGCTCGGCTGATTGATTTTTTTGGCTATATTTATAGCAGGGGGCAATGTGCCCCTCAGTAGTACACATATACACACAGATAAAGAAAGGTAAAAGCATTATGGCAACCCAAATCCTGAAACCATACGAAGATGATGGCATCCTAGACGTAAAAAGGCAGTCCTTGTACGCAAGGTTGCGTCGTCTCTTCTCCACCGACGTTATCGTCCGTAACATTGGTGGGAAACAACTCAAAATCAAAGATACGGACAATATCATGTACGCAACGGATCGAAATTCGTTGCGAGACAGATTCAATCGTATCCGCTCCACTTCTTACAACGCTTATTCGAGAGATTTTGCTCTCTCTTATCAGGCCGCGAGAATGGACTTGTTCCGCGACTATGATTGCGTTGGTCCAGATACTATTATTCCTCTTCCAGACGGATCTCGCCCAACAATAGCGGAACTTGCTGAAAAGTACAAAGATAAACCACAAGAGAGATTCTATGTGTTTTCTTATGATCTCAAGACAGATTCCATAAAACTTGGGAAAGCATTTCATCCACGCAAGAAAGCGGGAGGAACAAGAATGGGATATAAGGTTACGTTCGATAACGGGCAATATGTTATTGGAAGTATCAAACACCCATTTTTGATGAGAAATGGTGAATATAAAATGATTTACGATCTCAAAGTTGGAGATTCGGTCATGCCATTTTATCAATTGCCTTATAATAAAGGTAAATATAAAAGATTGTATAATTTTTCAAAGGGATGGCAAACCGAACACAAAGTTATAGCTGAACAATTTCACGGAACGTTAAACGAAAACGAATGTGTTCATCATAAAAATTTTGGGGGATTGAATAATTCTCCTGAAAATCTACAGGTAATGACTAAATCCGACCACTATGCATATCATTCCAACCATAGTAAAAATGTTTTGTGGTCGCCGGAAAATAGACCGAAAATGTTAGAAAAAATGCTTAATTCAGAAGGTTATAAAAATAGAGTATGTCATAAATGGAACGGCGAAAGACACGGAAAAAATAATCCATTTTTCGGTAAACAACATTCTAATGAATCAAATCAAAAAAGATCTAAAACCCTAAAAGAAGTGTTTGTAAATAGGGATCAAGCCGGGAATAGAAATCCGAAATACAGAGAGGATTTGACTATAGAAGTACTGAAAGTAAAGGCGAACGAATACTACAAAGAGAATGGTAAGTTGACTTTGTGGGGTCTAATAAAAGATATAGGGTGTGATTATTCCACATTCCAAAATAGATTATCCACACAAAATCAAACGTGGGATTTATTCAAAGAGGAAGTAATTTCTACTCTAAATCATACAATAGTTTCTATTGAATCCATTGGTCCATTGGAAGTTTATGATGTGACTGTTGAAGAATATCATAATTTTGCAACCGATAGTTGTTTCCTGAGAAATACAATGGACATGGATCCCATAATAGCTTCAGCATTAGATATTTACAGCGATGAATGCCTTACCTATAATGAAATGGGTAAGATTTTGACGGTTCATTCATCGAACAACAATGTCAAACAGATTCTTGAGAACCTGTTCATAGACATTCTCAACATTCAACACAACCTCTGGTCATGGACTCGTAACATGTGCAAGTACGGGGATTTTTTCCTGAAATTGTACATTACTCCTGAGTACGGCGTCTATATGGTTGATCCAATCTCGGCTTACAATGTCGAGCGTATTGAAAACTCCGACCCCTACAACAAGCGATATGTCAAGTTCCAATTACGCCCGACTGATACATCACAGGCCGAGATTTGTGAAAACTATGAGATGGCTCACTTTCGCTTGATGTCGGATAGCAACTTCCTTCCTTATGGTAAATCCATGATCGAAGGTGGTCGCCGTGTCTGGAAGCAACTCAGTTTGATGGAAGACGCAATGCTCATCCATCGTATTATGCGTGCTCCCGAGAAACGTATTTTCTACACCGACATCGGAAACATTCCACCTAACGAAGTGGATACCTTCATGCAGAAGCAGAAGGATATGATGAAGAAGGTTCCGTACATGGATGAGGTAACTGGCGAATACAACCTTCGCTTCAACCTTATGAATATGGTGGAAGACTATTTCATCGCAGTTCGTGGCGGAGATAGCGGAACCAAGATCGATACCCTCGGTGGTATGGATTGGACGGGAACAGAAGATATTGAGTACCTCAAGAACAAACTGATGGCAGCTCTCAAGATTCCCAAGGCATTCCTCGGATATGAAGAAGGTCTATCAGGCAAAGCAACTCTGGCTTCAGAAGACGTTCGTTTCGCTCGCACGATTCAGCGCATCCAGCGTATTATTACATCGGAGTTGACCAAGATTGCTATCGTTCACTTGTACGCCCAAGGCTACCGTGACGAGAGCTTGGTTGATTTTGAACTTGAACTTACCAACCCAAGCACCATCTTTGAGAAGGAGAAGATCGAAATCTGGAGCGATAAGGTTTCTGTCGCAATGGATATGATGGAAGCCAAACTGTTCTCCAAGGCTTGGATCTACAAGAACATCTTCAATATGTCTGAAGACGACGCCAAGGCGGTCAAGGAAGAAGTGGTT